TATATATTTAATTTATTTGGATTACAGAGAGAAAGGATTAGATACATCACAATTAGATTTCTTTAATTTAGTATCAAAAAATGCAACTACTATTTCGACCATTTTATCATTGAATTGGTTAATGTTACTGTTTGGTTACCTAGCAGAGGTTAAAATAATTAATACTGTTTTGGGTGTTATTATGGGATTTATTCCATTTATTATTTATTATGTTATGATATGTGTAAATTACGCTAATAAAACAAAAGAAGGTTGGAAGTTTTTCTGGTTTTTTGTTACATTCTGGTCGCTTTACGGGGTTGCTGCACTATTACCATATAACATTAAGAATGCTTGTTACAATATATTGGATTTATTTGCAAAAAACTTTTTTGGTGTTTATCTAAGTTTTATATTGATATCAAAAAGTTTTTGAAATCCTCACTAGGAAGAAACAAATTCTTTTATCATGGGAAAAATAGGTTCAATAGCTTTTGCACATTCCATTGCGATCATTCTATGTTCTTCTTGTGTTCCGTTTCCACTACGCAATTGAATATAATGTATCCATGATCGTAATGTGCCATTCATATACATTTTTGATTCCGTATTTCCCTCAGGTAAAATAGCACGCGCTTGTTCTTTTGCAATACCGTTAGAAATAGCCCAATCATACGTTTCTTTTACTTTCACAAAGATATCGTCTTGCTTTTCTCTCCACTCATTGATTAATTTTTTATTTTTCGAGTAATTACAATCGCATTCAACACATTCTTTGCAATGTAAACAATCATTGCAATCTTGACACTCGCTATCACATTCGAGTAATTTTATACTGTTTTGTCTATTTTTTGTATCTTGTAATCTACATTCGCGTTGAGTAAATTCCATATCAACAACTGCATATCTTTGAGAAAATTCCTGAAAAGAAAAAGAACGATGTCTCAATATTTGTCTAGCAATGTCTCTAGTAGTAACAATTTCTAAACAGATGCTTACCATTTCAAATGGTGACCAGTGTAAATTATTAATAAGATACCTCAATAGTTTTTCATTTTTATTATTGTCGGTAATATTTTGGTTCGATGGATTAGAAACACGAGCACAATAACAAACCAAATCCTCCAATGATTTAATATTATTGTCACAATTACATGTACATTTTTCATTATATTTACACATACAATCACAATCTATTATGTTATCGATATCAGAATTATAATTGGTATTGATAGGTTTTGAATAACTGATTAATTTTACAGGCATTATATGACAATATATGAAATAATATATGAAATAATATAAACAATACTTTATATTATTTTCTTTTATATAAAACTTTATTATACATTAGATTTTATTAGATAGTTCATATTTATCATTACTATTATTACGATATAATGATTCCATATGATATATAGTAGTATTTTGTGATAGTGATGGTGATGGTGATACAATTAAATTTGATGCGGATAATTGTTTTGTAAGTATTTTATTAGATGCTTCAATATTGTTAAAATCAATATTGATTTTAGAAGCGCTAATATAATTATATAATTTATTTCGTGTAATTGACATTGTGGTAATGATTTGTACGATTATAATTTATAAACCCAATGCAATCAATTTTTTATTATTATATCTTATATATTGTAATAATAATATTTGTATATTTATAATAATATATCATTTTCATTTTAAATAAAATAATCAATAATCAAACAAATGGATAAAACAGGAAAATACAAAGAAGCTTATAAATTCGGAGATGCAAAAAATTTCATTACTAGCGTGGTTTTTTTTTCACCTATAGTATTGGTATTTATTAGTATATATATAATTATTTCATATAACAGTAAAGCATTAATATTTTATGTTTTGTTTTTAATAATAGGTTTATTTACGAGAAGTATATTTATAAATAGTTCATCGAAAAGTTATAAAGTAAATGAAGCGGATAATTCAATATGTTCAGCAATATATTACAAAACATTTTACGGTAGTTTAACGATAAGTTTATTTATATTTGGATATTCATTTATGTATTTTTTATTGCCAATGATTATAAATTATCATCAAGATAAATCGAGCAATAATGGTAATGAAAATAGTATAAATTTTGTTTTTATTGTTTTGTTGGTGGCGTATATTTTATTAGACATAACTGTTAAAAAATATTACAATTGTTATACTATTAATAATGTAAGCAATTTATTATCATCCTATGAATTATTTTCAGGTGCTTTAATTGGTTCATTAGTTATAGTTTTTTTATATTGTATAAAATTATCGAACTATATCTATTATTATCCGTTTGTAAATCAACAAACAGTCTGTCAAATGGTAAACAAAAATACATATGGGTGTTTTTCTAACTAGAATGAAAACAAATGAAAACAAATGAAATTATATATAATTATATTATATTATATATAATTATATAAATCAATTATAATATTATTATGTCTACAAGTCAATCTTTTCATGATATGAGTGAACAAACAAGAAAAGGTGGTAGTTTTGATTTATCTACATTCAAAAACTTCATGTTATCACTGGTATTTTTTTCACCTATGATAATTCCGATTTCACTGTGTGCAATATCAGTAGCTCAACAAAATGTGAATTGTCTTTTTTATTTATTTACATTATTATTTGTTTTAATGATTCGAAATTATGTTATAGGATCAGGTGATGTTAAAAATACATTATTAAATGAAAATGCTGATATATGTTCAATGATAAATTACGGTTCAGTAAATGGAAACATGACATTCTCTATTTTTATTATAGCTTATTCGATATTTTATTTATATACACCTGGATACGCTCAACTCTCTCAGACAAACATAGGATTACTTTTGGTATTAATACTTTATGGTATTTTAGACGTAATGATCAAAAAAAATTTAGGATGTTTTCAATATAAATCTGTAAATTTTATGGGATTATTCTTCAATATTTTAGGAGGTAGTATAGCAGGATATATAGTAGTGACAATATTGTATTCATTAAATTTAACGAATTATTTGTATTTTAATATGCTTTCAAGTAATGCAATTACATGTAGTGTACCTAAACAACAAACTTTTAAATGTACCGTTTATAAAAATGGTCAAGTTATGTCAACATCTACTACATCATCAAATACATCAACAACATAAACAACACAACAGCACCATCTTCATAATTGTAATTATAAATTAAAACATTTTATATTTTTAATAAACCACATTTTAAAGTCTTTAATAATAAATTTTCTTTGTAAATTGTCTGCTAATAACTTATTATTATGAGTAGTAAATACTAATATAAATTTATTGTAAACATTGATAATATTCTCTCTTTCATATTGAGATAATATGGATTCAGGATGTACCTCCTTATTTGTTCGAGTATTTACAGAATTATGAAAAATGTGTAAGGTTTGAATAAGATCATTTTTACATTTAATTAATGATGGGTTAATTTTTGACAAGAACATGGATGCATGTCTCGCACAATCAGGACATGGTAAATTGTTACAAATTCTTATAATAAAAAAAAACAACTGTTTTCCTATTAAAGGAAAAGACTCTTCCTTTATTTTATACGCTAAAACATGAAATAATTTCCATATAGATGGTCCCCATTCACTTTTTTTCATAATATATTTATTAATAAATATATTAAATATATTAAAAATAAAAATAAAACTATATTAAAGTTACCGAAAAGAAAATGATTTTAGTAGAAGATAATTTAAATTTTTATGAAGAATTAAAAAAACAATTAAATGATAACAACGCAAATTGTAACACAAATGATACACCTGCAGAAGTAGATATAGCAAATTCTATAAAACACGACGAATATATTGGAAAATGTTTGATTACGAATGAAAAATTGAAAGAAGGATATGTAACATTGTTATGTAATCATAGTTTCAATTATATTCCTTTGTATAACGATTTATTGAATCATAAAAAGACTCTACATTTAGATACGCAAATGTTAAAAATGAATGAAATTCGTTGTCCTTATTGCCGTAATAAACAATCTGTATTATTACCATATTATGAATGTATGGGTGTTCCTAAGATTACAGGAATAAATTATATTAAAAAAGCGGGTACATTTGTAGGTAATTGTCATTTTGATGAATTGAAGAATATTATACAAACAAAAGAGTGGTATAATGATAAATTACAACTATTTGATGATTCAAATAATAATATTATATGTTCTAATATAGTTACAATACTGAAAGAAAACGAAAAATGTTATTGTAGTTTTCATAAAGCAAATGCAAAATTGTTATTTTATAAGAATAAAAAATTCGAGAAAAAACTATGGCTTCAAAAGCAAAAAGAAGAACAAAAACAATCCAATTTAGAAACACAATCTGAAAATATAATTATTGATATGAATTTTTGCAATATTATTTTAGTATCTGGTAAAAATAAGGGATCACAGTGTTCACAAAAAATTTATTGTAATGAAAAATGCAAAAGACATTATAACATGCAGGTAAAAAAAAACTTATTACAAATAATTGAAGAAGATAATGTAGAGGTAGATGAAGCGATAGGTGAGAACATTATAGATGAAAACAAAGGGAAAAATCCAAAGAATTTGTGTAAAATTGCATAAATTTATATGTAAAAAATAGATAAAATGTAAATAATATAAATATATTATTTATATTATATTATTTATATTATAACAGATATCATGGAAACAAAGGAAGAATTAATAGAAAATATTAAAGAATGGATAAAAATAGACAATGAAATCACAAAATTAAAATCAGAAATTAAAGATAAAAATAACAAAAAAAAACTGATAACAGACAGTTTAATGAATGTTATGAAAAAGAATGAAATAGATTGTTTCGACATTAATGGAGGTTCACTTGTATATAAGAAGAACAAAGTGAAAAAAACAATAACAGGAAAAACGTTACTTTCCGCATTACAAAGTTACTACGTAAATCAACCTAATACAGCAGAAGAATTAACAAAACACATATTAAACAGTCGAGAAGAACAAATAAAAGAGTCAATACGGAGAAAAATAATAAAATAATACTAACACGTGAAAACACAAAAAAACAAATTATATTTGAAGAATCGATATAAATATAATACAAATATTATATATTATAAAATGTTACCAACAAATAAAAATAGTAATTTGAAAATTAATAATGAGAATGTTGAAACCGGGACCGGCATCGACCAATCGAATTATCTTGATAATCTAATAACAACAAATAACTTACTAGAAACATCTTTTTTAAATATTGAACCCAATACGGAAAATCTAGAAGAATGTGATAATAAATCATATTGTTATCAGGCAATTGAATGTTTAAATAGTGACATATCTAGTCTATACAATTCTATACACAGTGCTAGAGTTCATCTATGTATATATAATGTAAATACAACAGCTAAAAACCCGTACCTAGAATATTTTTTGGTTAAAAATAATCAGAACGATATATATCCAGATATTTTAAGTTTACCTAGTTTTTTTTATTATAAAGATGGTAACAATGATATATTAGATGACGTAACAAATATTCAAAAAATGTTATTGATTGATGTTGCGAATATAACATTAAAAGGTTATTTATTGGAAGAATTGGCAGGATTGGAAGATGTATATTTATTTTATGAATATAAGAATAAAAGTGAAAAATCGTACGAGAATGATATTGGTAGAGGTGAGTTAAACAGAAATGATATATTGTGGAGAGTAGTAATTGATGAAATTGTAAATACTCGATTAGTATGTAATTTTCCAATCGATGATATAGTAACGAATTTCTTTTTGAGAAATATGCAATTTATGTTTTTATTTAAAAGTAATAATAATGAAAATAATATTATATATGAAACACCTACTGTAGTATATAATGGTGTGAACGAATCAATGTTATATTTTAAATATATATTTGGTATTCCGAGAACAAATCAAAAAGAAATAATGGGATCTTTTTATTACTTTACTAATTATAAAAATGCGATCAAGATGGCTATTGATGATTGTAATAGTAAAATAACCAATACAGAAACCAATACAGAAACCAATACAGAAACCAATACAGAAACCAATACAGAAATAAAACCAATATCTGAGATATTCCAATTTTTATTGAATAAAAGAAATAAAGAAGCAAAAATAGGTATAATACGATCAGTCGTATTTTTAGGAGTGAATAAAGTACCTAGCAATTTTCCAGAAGATGATGTTGACAATTCTTTTCATAATTCTATTTTATCATCATTAGACAATGAAAATGTTCAAATAAACCGAATATCAGATCATGACGGTTTATGGACAGATAATTATGATAGTGTTTATATAGGTAAATTATTATTAGACAATGGTAAATTTATAGACGGAACACCGTTATGGGTTGTAAAAGATTATAATCAACAATCAACAGTTTCATACCATCATTTATCATCTAAATTATTGAGTGATGAATGGCTAGAGAATGAAGAATATTTGATTATGTAAAAATGAAACGCCAAACACCAAACGTCAAACACCAAAACACCAAAACACCAAAACACCAAAACACCAAAAATAAAAATAAAACAAAAAGTATATAATTATGATTTTCTTTCTAACATAATTATATATAAAAGTCATGGATACGATTACATTAATAGGAATTACATTCGTCTTATTTTACTGTGTTATTGAAATAATGACATTTTACAATGTCCCTGCTAATTTATATATTATTTATTTGATATTTTATGTATTTATCGTACTAACGTATATAATGGTAGGAAAAAATACTCAGTAAACCATATAAAAATATGTAAAATTAAACGATATTATGCTCTTCTTCTTCATAATCATTATAAAAGTCATTGATAGAAATGGTACCGCGAATCTCACTGATAATTTTCTGTAAAAGTTCTACATCTAGTTTATCTTTCAAGTTATCGATTATTTCTGAATCAATAGGATAACGGTTATTTATATCAAAAAAAGTCTTTTTAAAGCTTTGAACAAGCAATATATTTTTCTCTTCTTCTGATTTCATAAGAGTTTCTTTCAGTTTTTGTTTTAATTCACTTTGTTTTATAGTTTTAATAACATTTTCATCACTATTCCATTTGTTTCTAAACTTTTCTGTTGCAATTAATACGTCACATATTTCTGGTTTAGCAATGTTTTTAATTTCATCACTGTATCTGAATGACTTTTTAAATGATTCTATTATTTTTTCTGGTATACTAGGACTGGTTTCCATAAGACGATCGTATTCTTCTTTGTTCATTTTTAGCATTTGTCCAACTTCCATTCTCTCATCCGGATGTTTAGCCAATTCAATTTTAATATTACGATAAAATTTATCCCATGCAATTGCACTTACTCTATGAGCTTCATTTAATTGTGTTACTTTTAAGAATTGTTGAATTGTAGTTATAATTCCTGCTAAAATATTGAATCCACCAACAATCATTGCAAAATAGTTTTGATATTCTATCGGAACACGTTCTTGTGCAAAATTTGCAGTTCCAGTTACGGTAGAAATAACAATGACAGGAATAGTGTACCACGCGTTCAAATAAGAATATAATGCGTTTGATTTTGAATGTAACCATCTATTGCACATAGCTTTATCAGCCCATTCTATTAATATGGCTTCATGTTCAGGTGTCCATGAAAAATGATTTTTGCTACCATTTGTAACTGTTATAAGAGCGTCTTCATTGTTGTTACTCATAATTGTATAATAAACTATGAGTATATATTTTTTTTTCCAAATTTTTTGCGTTAATATTTTTTAGTTTAAAATTATATTGCTATTTATAAATGGACGCGGATTCACGTATACACGCACTAAAAACTACATTTTCTACAATATTAAACAATCGTAAAGACCTCTTAAATATGTTTACACAGCAACAAGTTAAAATACAATTATTGAAAAATAATTATGCAGAATATATTAAAAATAACAGTTCTTCTTTGTTAGTTTTTGGATTAGATACATTTCATTTTCAATCCAAATTATTAGATATGGAATATGAAGAATTGAATAAGTATTTTTTAATAATAAATAATAGAATTTATTGCGAATATTTTAAATTGTATAAAATAATAATTGAATATTTGAATAGAAATATAAAAGAGCCTAAATTAATGGATATGACGAGAACAATTAATCGGTTTCCACTTTATAAAGATTTAGAACCGTATAAGCAATATGATATTCAAATTATATCAGATATTCATGAACAAATAATATTATTATTAACTGGATTTGATATATTTATTACGAATAAAGAAACTATTTTGAAAACACATATTCAGAAAAAAAATATTGGATTTAATTTAGATAATTTTGTAAATACATATAATTATGACATAACTATTATACGTGAAAAATTATCATTATTTTTAGATTATATTGATTTTTTTCACAAAATTCATTCCAAATATTTGAATACTTTTTCAGAGAAGTTGAATCTAATGATAACAGAATTAAATAAAGATATACATCCGGAGATAATAAATGATGAAGAACCAGTTGTTGATGTTGTTGTCGAAGAACCAGTTGTCGAAGAAGTAGTTATCGAAGAACCAGTTGTCGAAGAAGTAGTTATCGAAGAACCAGTTGTTGATGTTGTTGTTGTCGAAGAACCAGTTGTTGATGTTGTTGTTGTCGAAGAACCAGTTGTACTTGTCGAAGAACCAGTTGTTGTTGTCGAAGAAGTAGTTATCGAAGAACCAGTTGTTATTATCGAAGAACCAGTTGTACTTGTCGAAGAACCAGTTGTCGAAGAACCAGTTGTTGATGTCGAAGAAGTAGTTATCGAAGAACCAGTTGTACTTGTCGAAGAACCAGTTGTTGTTGTCGAAGAACCAGTTGTTGAAGAACCAGTTGTTATTATCGAAGAAGTAGTTGTTGATGTCGAAGAACCAGTTGTTATTATCGAAGAAGCAGTTGTTGAAGAACCAGTTGTTATTATCGAAGAAGCAGTTGTTGAAGAACCAGTTGTCAAAGAAGCAGTTGTTATTATCGAAGAACCAGTTGTCGAAGAAGCTATTATTGGAGAACCAATATATCAAAATAAAGATACAATAATAGAACAATTAATGAAAGAAGCGATAATAGATTACAAAGAAAATAATAATTTATTATCAGAAGAAATAACAACGATTAAAAAAAGTATCAACAACTTGAAATTAACAGTTATAGTTGAAGAAATTGCAGATGAAACGAGTATCAAATCAATAGAAGAAACAGATTTTCATGAAGATGTGCAAATAGAAGAACCAATAATTGAAGAAGCTGTTGTTCTCGAAGAACCTGTTGTTGTTGAAGAATCAGCTGTTGTTGAAGAACCTGTTGTTGAAGAAGTTGTTGTTCTCGAAGAACCTGTTGTTGTTGAAGAACCTGTTGTTGTTGAAGAACCTGTTGTTGTTGAAGAATCAGTTGTTGTCGAAGAACCTGTTGTTGATATTGATGTTGTTGTTGAAGAACCAATAATAGAAGAACCAGTTATTGAGGAAAATAATGAGGAAAAATATAACGATGAAGAACAGTTATCAGAATTATCAGAATTATCAATATCAATATCAGAAACAAGCGAAGAAGTATTTAGATAAAAATTAAATTCATTTACCGATTTCAACAGGTAATCCAAAATCTAACCACCCAGCAACAGGCACTCCTTTAATAGGTGATGTTCCATAACCGTATTTAATTGCTGTCACGTTATAGCCTAATAATTTTAATAATGTTAAAATTTGACTGCTAGTGTGACCAACATAACAAATCAAAAATATAGTTTTATTTTTTGACATCTTTTTTAGATTTTTTTCATCTAAAATATTCAGCCAAAATATATTTTTTGCGCCTTTTATATGCATTTTTTTGAAAGACTTTTCATCTCTCAAATCAATCAATAAGTAATCTTTTTTTTTCATATAATAATGATTGTAAAAATCGATAGGTGTTATATAATTCCAATCATTTTTTGTTGTAGAAAGATAATTTCTCAATAATTCGATATTCATTATTTATATATAAAAATAAAATATAAAATTGAAATAGACTTTTATATTTTAAACTGTGATATAATAAAAACAACATATAAGAAAATCATGGAAAAGCGCATTAATAAAAAAATAGAAAATTATATTACTGATTTTAAAAAAAATCTTCGTGAAAAAATAGACGTCACTGATTTTACAAATATTGAAAAAGATAAATCAAATATACTTCAATATATTTATGAATATGAACGATTAAATATAACGAAAGAAGATTTTTCAAAAAGGAAACGTGTTAAAAATATGGTTCCATTATTTGATCGATGTTGTGCAAAAAGAGCAAGTGATGAACAATGTACTAGAAAAAAGAAAACAGGATTTGAATATTGTGGTACTCATATTAAAGGAACACCACATGGAATAGTTTCTCAATCGGCAGAAAATTTACAAACTACCAATAAGGTGGAAGTTTGGGCACAAGAAATTCAAGGCATAATTTATTTTATAGATGACAATGAAAATGTATATAGAACAGAAGATATTGCTTCAAATACATGCAATCCAAAAATAATAGCAAAATACAAAAAAAATGGAGATGTTTATACTATACCAGAATACGGTATATAAAGATTTGTAAATATTTATAGATAATTATCATCTTTATTGTAATATACAACCGTATTATTTATTAATAAATCAGAAAAATGAATTAATTTATCATAATTTTTTTTCAACAAATACAATGCTGTATCATATGCATTTTGAACCAATTCTAATGATTCTTTGTCCATCATAACTTTTGTATTTTCAGAATATTTGTCACCCATGGATAAACTTCTACCCAAAAATGGATTGGAATCGTCACTAATATCTTCATTGAAAAATACTTCCAATTGAGTTCCCATACCAAAATTACCAATCATTCTTTTTGCTAGTTTATTAGCTTGACGTAAATCTTCTACTGCACCCAGTGAAACATAATCATTTCCGTAGAATAATGATTCTGCTGCTTTTCCACCCATACTGACAACTAAGCGTTTTTTTAACATATTCTTAGTATATAAACCATTGTTTCTAATCTCAGGTTTTTCACTGAATAAGGTATATCCTCCAGCACCATTGTAAGTAGGTTGAATAGATGCTTTTTTGAAATCAAATGTATCATTAAAGAGTAGAGTTAAAATGGAATGTCCGCTTTCGTGAATAGCAACTCTTTTTTGTGTTACTAAATCAACTGTTGCATTTTTTCTTATTAACCCAACAATCGATTTTTCAAACGATTCGAAAATATATTGTTCTTGTAATTTTGTATATTTATTTCTTGCTGATAAAATAATGGCTTCATTTATTAAATTCTTAATTTGAGCACCGGAAAAACCTTCGGTCAAATCAGCAATAGAAGAAATATCAAAGTTATGTTCAATTTTTTTATTGTCCAAATAATATTCAATAATTTTCTCTCTAGAATCC